GCGAGATCAGCGACGAGGTGATGAACGCCTACATCACGGCGGCTCGGCAACGCATCGATGGTGCCGACGGCTATCTCGGTCGTGCCCTCATTACTCAGACATGGCAGGGCAGGGATGACACATTTCCGAGCGACGATAACGGCCGGATCTATATTCCGCTGCCGCCGTTGCAGACGGTCACCGTAAGTTATTTGAATTCGACCGGCACCCCCGTGACGCTGATCCAGGGCACCGACTATCAGGTCATACAGGCGCAACGGCCTTATATCCTGCCGTTGACGTCATGGCCGAGCGTCAGTGGCAACGATGGCGTTACGATCGAGTTTGTCGTGGGTTACGGCGACGCCGGGATTAACGTGCCGGAGCCGATCAGGACGGCAATCGCGCTCGGCGTCGGGCAGCTTCGCACCATGTCGATGCGCAATCTGACTGTCACTCTCGAGCGTGAAGAGGGCATCGGCGAAACCCGATACGGCGTGACGGCCGAGATCTTCACCGCGATCGATATTGTCGTTCAGAATCTACTATCGACCTATCGGATCGTCTGGGTATGAGCCGCGCCGCTGAATTGCTCGAGCAATATCAGACCAAGATCGCCAAGGTCGGGCAGTGGATTGGGGTTAGGCGTTACAGTGGCACCGGGCCGACGCGAACGTTCGCCGATACGTTGGCGCGGGCTTATGTGGTGTACGCGCCTGACAGCGCGCTGGTCGGCGGCGTGGTGCAGGGTAATTTGCTGGTCTGGTCATTGGTTGATAGCTTTGCGGCGATGCTGCCGCCAGTAAACACTAACGATCGTTTGGTCACCCGTTTCCATGGTTGTGATGATCCCGATACGACGCCACCATTGACCAATGGCCAGATCAGCGGCGGCAAGGAAATGGCCATCAAATCGGTCATGGAAATTATGCCCTGCGGCACACTGATCGCGTTGAAGATGGTGGCGGTGGGCTGATGGCCGTCACCACTTCGGAAGCTATTGCGCGGATACGCCAGCGGATCAACGCGGGCAGCTATGGGTACCCGGTATACTTCGAAGGTGACGATCCGGCGCTGCTGTCTGACACGCCAAGCCCATTTGCATTTGTCGCCTATAACAATGAAGGTGAGATCGCGGTCTCATTCGGTGGAGGGCGCGGTAACAACGTCTGGCGCAACCGGATGCGGGTCGAGGCCTTCGTGTTCTCGCCAATGGGCTATGGCGCCGAGACCGTGGCCGGATATGCCGAGCCGATCGCCGCACAACTGCGTAGCTATCGGGACGACGTAATCTCGTGCATGGGCGCTGGCGTGTTCCCGGTCGGCTCGGGCTCGACGCTTTCGGTGCCGGGCCTGTCGTCGGATATCTCCAACTACCAATGCGCGGTGGCCGAAGCCGTCGTGATCTTCGATCTGGTCGGATAAACAGGAGTCTACCATGCCACTCGCAGAAGGCGTAAGTGCAAGGATTGCATATAAGTTCTACACCTCTCCTGACATCATCCCTGGTACGCCCGCGGTGTCGTCAACCGATCCGGGGCCGAGTGGCGGCCAGATCTTGCGGCGCGTTGCGAGTACGCTGGCGTTCACGAAGGACACTTACCAATCCAACGAAATTCGGTCGGATCGGCAGATTGCCGATTTTCGGCATGGCGTTCGCAGGGTTGCGGGCAATGTGAGTGGCGAACTGTCGCCGCACTCCTACCAGAGCTTTTTTGAGGCATCGTTGCGCTCGACCTGGGTACCTGCAGTGAGTTCGAGCAATACCGTTCTGACCTCGATGACGGCCAACGGTACTACCTCTACGCTGACCTTTGGCGGTGGTGATCCAGTGGCAGTGGGAATGCGCTCCGGCATGGGTTTGCGGTTTTCCGGGCTGACGGCAACTGCGAATAACGCCACTAATTTTATCATTACCGGCTTCGGTGGTACCAGCAATCGCACCGTGTCGGTCTATCCGCCGCCGGCAACGGCCGCGTCCGAAAGCACATTCACGGTAACTTCGGTCGGCTCGACGGTGTCGATCCCGTCAACCAATCATGTCCGCCGTAAGGTCGCAGTAGAGATCTTTAATAGTGACGTAGACATCTCTAGACTCTTCACCGAATGCCGAGTCGGTGGATTTGCAGTCAAGCTCCCAGCCACGGGGATGGGAACTATCGAGTTCAGTCTGACCGGTCGTGACATGGAGATCTATACAGCGGCTGCTGCACCATTCTTTACTGCGCCTGCAGCGGCAGCAACTACTGGTCTGCTGGCTGCAGTCAATGGTCTGTTACGAGTCGACGGCACCAACATTGCCGTTATCACTTCGCTGGATATCACGCACACGGTGACTATGACTGCAGACCCAGTAGTCGGAAGTAATCTTACTCCAGAGATATTTGCAGGCCGCTCCAATGTGACGGGCCAGATGACAGCCTTCTTTAATGACCCAAGCCTGATCAACGATTTCAAAAATGAGTCCGAAATCCAGATTATGGCCTACCTCACCACGAGCTCGGCGCCGAACTCGCCGGCCATGAGTTTCTTTCTTCCCCGCGTAAAACTGGGGGGCGCGGACCTTGCCACTACCGGGGAAGGCGGACAAATGATCACCATACCATTTCAATGTCTAAAATATGAAACAACGCCGCTCGCCACCAGCGGCATCGATAACACGACCATACAAATCTGGGATAGCGAAGTCGCGGCGACGACGATTCCCAATCTTGCGGAAAGTCCTCCGGAAGGCGACCAGCCGCGCGAGGAACGCCGCGAAGAACGCGCCGCCTGATCCCCGCCGCCACGGGGAAAGATGCCTGGCATTAGCCGGGTGATTGCAGAGCGACCTTCCCCTGCAATCGAGCCGGGGAGGCTGGCGGGCTTTCCCGGCTCCCCTTCCGCCAAAGGATGAGCCATGAATGAATTCTCAGGTCTTGAGCTTGAAGTCGAAACGCCGTTTCGCCTTGTTCTCGTTCATCCGATTACCCGTCAACCGATGCGAGACGAGCAAGGCAATCCTGCCTATATCGATCACTATTCGTCCGACTCTGAGATTGCGCGACGGCTTCAACGTAATATCCAACGCCGCCGGTTGGCGATGCGCGGACGCATGAAGATCACGCCAGAGGAAATTGAAGCGGAAGCAGTTGACATCCTGGCCGCACTGACCGTGGATTGGTACCTGGTCGATCTCAAGGGCCAGGTTATCGATACCAAGTGCACTCCGGAAAACGCGCGCAAATTGTACGCCAGTCCCGCTGTCAGCTGGCTGCGTGAGCAACTCGATGAGAGCACGGCCGATCGCGCAAATTTCTCCAAGGGCTCATCGACGACCTGATCGAATGGGCCACAGTTGAGTTCAAGCGCGGCCGTAAGACCTCCAGTGGTGATCTCGAGGGCGATCTGTTCGAGTCGGCTGCGCGGCAATTGACGTTGCTCGGCAAGACGAAAGCTGCCGCACTGATCGATCCTGAGGGGCCGCCGTTCACGGAACAGCTCGGGTATGTATGGCTGTGGTTCTCACAGCACTCAATGGGACTGGCGGCAACCGGGATGTCGTATCCGGTCATTACCTGGGAGGGCTTGTGGGCGTGGTCGCAGATGCTGCGGATCGATCTCGCAGAGTGGGAGGTCGACCTGATGATGCAGCTCAGTTGTATCCGCGCCAACGTCCACGCCGAACAGACGCTTGAGCAGCGGAAAGATAAGAAGTGAGAACGCAACTCATCCGCAGGATTGTTACCATCGACTGGCCGAACCAGATTGAGGCCGATGGCAAGGCGCTGTTGATTCGCACCGCGCGTAATGGTCACCAGCAGATCATAGCTGATGCGGCAGCGAAGGGACTGCAGCCGAGCTGGGAAGCGTACGCCAATACGCCCGGCAATTCCAATCTGGAAACGGTGCGGCTGCCGGGTCCAATCGTCTATAATTACCGCTATCTGTCGGATTTGATCCTGTTCGCGCTGACGGAATTGCAGCGGCAGTCTCCGATCGACAGCGGCACCTACAAGCGCAGCCATACTGTGTACGTCAACGATCAGCCGGTCGGCGTCACTATTCCGAGTAGCATCAAGGCTGGCGACAAAATCTATATTGCCAACCCAGTGCCGTATGCGCGCAGGCTGGAAATCGGACGCGCTCAACATGGCGCGCGGCCATTTTTGATTTCGGTGCCGAACCGGATCTATGAACGAGTGGCGGAAATGACCAAGGCGGAAGGCAAAGGGAGGGCGAGGATCAGAATGGGATACGTCGATCTCGGCGCTTGGACCTTGCGCAAGAACCAGCGGTCGCTGATCAAGACCGTGCGCGGTTATGCCTACAGCAAACGGCAGCGTCCCGATCGGCTGGCCGGCGCTGTCGTCACCTCTCCGGCAATCTTCTTTCAGGCGCCGATCTAAATGGCCCAAGAATCCGTCGAGACGGCCATCTATCGCCTTCAAGTCGAGGGCATGGCGCAGATCCGGGAGTTGACCTCGCATATCGACGGATTAGCGACAGCCGAAGAAAACGCGACAGCATCGACCCGCAAGTTTTCTGAAGGGCTGCAAAGGCAGATTGCCCGTGGCGATGAAACCGTCAGGATCATGGAGAACATCAAAAAGGCCGCGGAAAGCTATGAGCGTTATGCCGAAGCCGGTCTTGGCACGCAGCAGCAATTGGCAGCCTATTACGAAGTCACCAACAACAAGATAGCGGAGCAAACCAAGAAGCTCGAGGAGCTTGCGGTGGCAAACGAGAATGCGCGCCGCGCGCAGGCCACGACAACGGCAGGTCCCGGCATAACCGTTCAACGCGCTGGCGGCATGGACGCCTACACCGCGCAATTCGAGGCAGCGGCCAAAGCCCAGGATGAACAGGTCGCGTCCATCAATCGGCTGCGCGCCGCGATGAACCCGCTGGAGGAAGAGCAGGGCAGAATCGGTAAGCAGATGGTGGTCTACCGACAGGCGCTGCAGGAAGGCAAGATTTCCCAGACCGAATATGATGCCGCGCAGGAGCAAGGGGCACAGGCGCTGCAGAGGCATCAGCGCGCAACCGATGCTATGGGTAATTCCACCAAGATGGCGCGCTATGAAATGCTTAACTTTGGCCGTCAGGTCAACGATGTCGTGGTTTCGCTGGCATCAGGTCAGAGCGTAATGACGGTGTTTATTCAGCAGGGATCGCAGATCCTTGATATCTTCCAGGCCGCTCGAGCGGGTGGCGGCAACTTCTTCGAAACGTTGAAGACAAGCGCGCTTGCATTGATGACGCCGCTCAATCTGGCGATTGCCGGCGTGACGGCGCTGGCCGCGGCGGCGGCCTATGCGGCCTTGCAATTCGACAAGGTTCAAGTGTCGTCGCAGCGCGCCATCAGCGGTGCCGGGGCAAGAACCGGTACGACAATTTCGGACATCAATAAATTTGTCGAGACCAATACGCCTTCGCGAACCAGTGGCACCGTCCTTTCGCAGAAAGAGTCGAGAGCACTGGCAGAGGGGCTGACTCAGGACGGCGATATCGTCATCAGCAAGCTGCATAGCATGAGCGATGCTGTGGTTGGATTCTCCAATCAGACTCAGAAAAGCATGGATGAAGCCGTCAAAGCTTTCATAAAGTTCGGCCAGGACCCCGCGAAGGCGATGGATGAACTCGCCAAGGCTTTTGGCCCATTGGGCAACAAGACCAGGGATCTGGTTGAGTATTATATTGCGCTGGGGGACAAGACATCGGCCTTGAATGTCCTGATTGATGCAACGGCACAAAAATCGAAAGATGCCGCGCAAAATATGACAGCCTCGGAAAGGGCCGCTCGTGGTTTCATAAATGCTCTTCAGACAGCACCAAGTGCAACCGGACTTGAAACACAACTGGAGAAGGCAAGACAAAATCTAAACCAATTGATCGAAGACGCGGCGAAATGGGAGCCCGGAAAGGCGCCGAAGGAGCTTGCTCAAGCTATCGGACTCGCGAGCAATGCATTCGAGAAACTTTACCAGAGACAGCAGGCTGTCATTAATACTGCTGCCGGGGATGTATTGAAGGCTATCGAAGACAAGGCTAGGGCGGCGACCGACGCGCTAATCCCACAGAATGAACAGCTCAGGCAAACGGAAATCCTGATTAATAGATTGAAGGCGGCACAGGAGGCTGGTGTCGGCGGTCCGGATATCAGTAACGCCTTGGCGCAAGCCGAGGCGATGAAACAGCAATACATTGAAACCAGGGATGCTGCCGCGCGCGTCGTACAGGAAACCAACCGGATCAAGGATGCGCATGAAGGCGTCAGCACCGCGATTGCTCTGCAACTCGACATGCTGGACAAGCAGTTGGCGCTTGCACAGGCGGTCGGCGGCGCCGAGAAGTTGGCGGCGCAATATGCCATCGATTATGCCAATGCCAAACTGCAGGGCGCGACCAACACCGAAGCCGCGGCAGTGGCTTCCGCCAAGCAGGCAGTATCCCAGGCGCAGATCAACGCATCGGGGCAGGAGACGTTGTTCAACCTGCAGAACCAGGCGGCGGCGGCGGCCGCTGTTACCGGGCAACAACAGATCGCGGCGAATGCGGCGGCGCTTTACGCCAGTATGGTTCGCCAGGGCGTCGACGCCAGCATTGCAGGGGCGGCAGCGGCTCAGCAGGCGGCCAACGAGCAAGCCAAGGCGACAGCCAATGTCGAGCGGCAGACTAAGGCGATCAATCAGCAGACCGACATGATCATTGCGCAGGCCAATGGCTATGGCACCGCAGAAAAAGCCGCGCAGGCTTACCGGAATGCGATCGAGTCCGGCGCCGATGCATCGGCGGCGATGGCGCTGAAGACCGCAATTCTGACCCAGGAATCGGTAAAAGCTGCGCTGGCGGCCCGTCAGGTGCAGGCGGCATGGAATGCGGCCAACGATGCCTACGATGCCGCGGAAGCCAACTTCCTCAGGGGATATGATCCGTTCAAGTCGACCTGGCAGACCACTTCGACTGGCGGATCGGCATTGACCGGAGGGTTTGGCAATCCGTTCTTTGCTGCGCAGCAACTGGCGCAGATTTCGAACACCACCCAGAGCTTTTCCGAGCATGTTGCCGCAGCGGGTGCCGGCGGCGTACAGGCGGCCTTGAATTTTGCAATGGCGCAGCAGGCGCATGGTCAAACCCTGGCGGAAGCGGGCGGCGTGACTCCGGGCGGCGGCTTCATGGGTACTGGCACGTTCTATCAAACAGCACAGGCGGTGAAGGAAGAAGACATTATCAGCCAAGTCACTTCGTTGTATCAGACGTTGAACCAGCAGAACCCGGCGGCGCAGGCGACTCAGATGCAGGCCGAAATGGCGTGGCTGCAGAGCCGCCCGACCTCGATCGCTCAGCAGCAGGCAATTGCGCAGCTGCAGCAATCGATTCAGGGCCTCACCAAGTGCACCGATCAACTCAACGCCACCAACCAGGAACTGCTGTCGCCGTATTACACGCAAGACCCACGGACCTCGCACATTGGCTTCCGTTCGCAGGGTATGGCGACCGGCGGCTGGGTCGATGTGCCCGGCGGCTACAGTGCCAATGATAATCTCATCGCGACCATTCCGGTGGCTTCCGGGGAACGCATCTTCGTCGATCCGATGGGCTCGAGGCGCACTGCAACCGGTCCCGGTCATACCACCATCAATATCTCGCAGCCGATCATGATTGCCGGTAACGCTGACAAGGACCAGCTGGGGCGGACCCTTTTCCAGAGCACTCAAGGGCTCGCTAAGCAAATCAATGCGGCGACGGCACGATGACCATTCCAGCCTACCGGTTGCCTGAATTCATTGAGCGTGGCGCGCAGTTCGGCCCGACCTTTCGCAATGTCATCCAGGAGGCGATCTCGGGTAACGAGCAACGGTTTGCGCAATGGACCAAGTGCCGCGGTGTCGGCAATCTCGGTTATGGATTGCAGGATTCGACCGACAAGCTTGGGGATTTCCGCGCTATCCTCTCGCTGTTCCGTGCACACTTCGGCTCGCTCTACCCTTTCCGGTTTCGTGACTGGTCGGATTATGTCGCCACCAACGAAGTATTTGGTACTGGCACGGGATCGCAGACTGCCTTTCAGTTGACGATGACCTATGACCCTCAGTTGATCCTGCTCGGCACCCAGGGCTCGTTCTTCTATGTCCGTTCGATCGCACTGCTGGCTTCGACGCCGGTTATCAAAGACAATAACGTGATCGTGCCGAGTGCGAACTACAGCATTTCCGCATCTGGTCTGGTGACATTCACAACGGCGCCCGTGACCGGACACCAATTGACATGGAATGGTGAGTTCGATGTGCCGGTGCGCTTCGACACCGATACGCTTCCGGTCGTCATGAATGAGGCTGACCTGACTTCGCTGCAAAACATCCCCATCAAGGACGTGATCGGGGAGAGCTGAGGTGAAAGACTTCTCTCCGCTCAACTTCACCGCCGCCGCGGTTGGCTTTCCGGCCAGGCTGTGCACGATCACGCGAAGGGACGGGCAGGTCTACCGGATCGCCGAGTCCGACGTGCCGATCACGATCGGCGGACAGACATGGCAAGTGGTTCCGGGCATCATGATCAGCGCCGTCAAGCATACGAGCAACGGCGAGATGCCGAGCTGTCAAATCGTCGCCGTGCATAATCGCGGCACTGTGCTCGATAGCAATGACATAGACATCGGGCTGTTCGACAGCGCGGCGGTGCAGATCTACATCGTCGATCGGATGAACTTAACGACGCCGAAGTTGCTGTTCACGGGCGCAATCGGCGATATCAACTATAATATCGAAAACCAGGCCTCGCTCCAGGTCAAGGGAGCGGCGGCGTTCGCGAAGATCTTGATGACGCAAAAGCGCTCGCCGATGTGCCGCACCGATTTGTTCTCGGTACTGTGCGGCGTCAATCCGGCCAGCTATGCGGTGCATAGCACGATTACCGCGATCGTCGACCAGTTCAACTTCACGGTGACTGGCGTGTCGCAGCCTGATGGCTGGTTCAATCAGGGCGTCTTCGTGTTGGACAGCGGCACGGCGCTGCAAGCCGCCAATTGGGTGCAATCGAGCCAGACGCTCACAACCTATATGCCAAGTGCTCGATTGCTGACGGTCGGCGGAAGCCTGACGATGTATCCGGGTTGCGATAAGACGCTGACCGCAAATGGATGTCTCAAGTTTAATAATGCTCTGAATTACCAGGGTGAGCCTCATTTTACGGGGACGGCCGCTGCGGCACAACAGGTGAACTGACGTGGCCTGGCAGGACGATCCTGTAAAATATACGCCACTCGGCGGCGGCAATATTCTTGCCGAGTGGGGTACGGGCGGTAAATTCGCGCCGGGTTCATATATCTATCGACAGGCGGACCCTGGCGATATTCTTGCTGGCCGCGCTGACCCGAACAACATGGCGTGGTACCCGGTCGCGAGCCAGACCGTTCCGCCTGCGACCAGTCCGGTAGTTTCGACCTCGACCGGAGTCAATCCGACCGAGACAAGTTACTCTCTGTACGGACACCCGGTGCCGCTCTCGGTGCTGGGACTCGCACGCATAGGTGGAGAGATAATTTCGGGACCTTGGGTTGAGAATGGCAATGCAACGTTCTGTATCAGCTTCGGCGTGCCGGCCGATCCTGCAGGCACACGGACCTTGCGGGAGATCGCGTTTGACAGTGAAGTGGTGTGGACTGCAGCGGATGGGTTCTCGACCGAGGGTTTTACTTATCGCTATTATCCGGGGACATTGACGCAAGCCGCTGATCCGATCGAGATCGCACATTACGGCACGAGCGCAGTGGCTTATCGACCTCAGATGCTTTTGTGGTTTGAAAACCTGCCGCTAGCGAATACCAAGTTCAAGAAGATCCCTTATGTCGCCGCTGTGATTGCCGATAGCGTCGGCGACATGATCAACATGGGCGAGGGTCTCACCCGTTTGGCGCTGTCACCCTGGGTCGGCTTCACCTCGGCGCAGTTTGAAACGGTCGGTATCACCGACTCCAGCGGTGGGATGATTTTCGCGGCGGATGCGGAATTCCTCGCGACCATTCAGCAGTTCGGCCGCTTCTACGCGTCCTGGGACATACTGCAGACCGACAAGCTGCGGATCGTCGATCGCGGCGCACAGGTGACTGCGGACATCAATCTCACCCGCTCGCGAATGAGCGGCCAGGTAATGCTATCGCGGGCGGCGCGGGACAGTGTCCCAAGGGAGCTCGAGCTCTCCACGATCGATCCTGATGCCGACTACACCATCGTGCCGAGCAAATCCGTCTTCCCGCGGGTACCGGTGGCGGTGTCGAGCTCGGTGTCGAGTGAGTCGGTGTTTCTGCCGACGATCCTGGATGCGCACACCCGGCAATCGCTGGCAACCTATGCGCTGTACCAGCAGGAGGTATCGCGCAAGCGGGTGGCGGCGACCGCAATGCTATACGGGCTTCAGATCGAGCCGGGCGCCATGGTGGCGCTGCTCGATCTCGGCGATGATTTCGTCGATGAGGTGTTCAAAGTTGTTGAGACCACACACGGCGTCAACTATGCGGTGGAGCTGACGCTGGAGTCGATCTTGCGCTGTTCGCTGGTGGTCAGTAACGCAGGCGATCCGTACTGGGCTAACGTGGTGTTGTTGTTGGGCTTCGAGGGCGTCGACGGCTCGCAGGGCGCTCCTGGATTTACTGATGAAAGCTCGCGGCATCATGGTATCGGCGCCGTCAGTCCCAACGGCGGTGAGATCGACACGGCGCAATTCAAATTCGGATCATCATCTCTGATACTCAGCGGCGCCAACCAATTCGTAGGTTTCTCCGACAGCCCGGACTGGCGATTATCGTCAGCAAATTCCGATCAGTTCACAATTGAATGCTGGGTACGTTTCGGCGCCCTCACAGCGTCCGTCAATACTATTATCTGTCAGTCCTTCAATCCTTCAAATTATGGCTGGAACATTGAGGCGTCCGCAGGCGGTGAACTGCGTTTCACATCGTCAGCCGATGGGTCCACCTTCAATGTCAATCTGGTCTCCAGCGGAGCCGCTTTGGCAACCGGAGTTTGGTATCATGTCGCTGTCGACAAGGACTCGAGCGGTAAGATTAGACTCTATAAGAATGGTGTGCCGCTGGTCAGCGTCACGCCGGCCGACAGCAGCATGCATGATTGCTCTGTCCCGTTGCAGATCGGGGACAACAGTTGGTACACCACACCGATGACAGGCTGGGTTGATGAGGTCCGCATCACGAAAGGCGTTGCCAGATATCATACCGACGCTTCCTTCACGCCGCCAACCGCAGCATTTCCACGAGGCGGAGTCTGAAAATGCCACTACTCGATAACTGCATTACCGCATTGTACGAGCCTGGCAATATCGGCGCTTCGCCTGGCGAGCCGCCGACTATCATCCGTCCCGGCACGATCTATACGCCGGATGACTATCCTACAGATGATGTAATTTACTCTCTTGTGTTCAGTCGCTTCTACGACTCGATGTATCTCGGAGCTTTCTAGATGGCTGGAGCATGGACCTTCCTCAATATTAAAGATGCGCTCGGCACCACGCGACCGATGCGTGCCTGGGACGAGAGTGGTACCGGGGCAGGGCCGATGTCGTTCGGTCAGGTGCTGGCCGATGGCTTGGGTGGGGCGGTCACCGTAACCGGCGGCGCCCTGTCGGTCACCACGGCGGGCGGCATAAGCTCGGCGAATTATGTCTCCGGCACCATCACCACGGCGATGACCGGCACAACGTCGACTTCGCTGATTGCGGCGCCCGCTGCCGGACTGCGCAACTACATCACGCAGATAACAGTATCGAATGCCCACGCCACGGTCGGCACAGACATCGTCATCCAGGACGGTTCGGGTGGCACAACACTGTATGTCATTCCGGCAGCGGCGGCCTACGGTGGTGCCGCTATCTCGTTCCCGACACCGCTGCGTCAGCCTACACTTGCAACTGCGCTCTATTGCGCCAACGTCACCACCGGGGCCAGCACTAAGGTCAGTGCCTCCGGATATAAAGCGGCCTGATGACAATCCTGACACTGGCGGCCGGGCCGGGCACTGCAGTCACAGCCGCGGCGATAACGCCAACGACCTTGAATCCGGCCGACAAGGACACCCACATCACGTTGTCAGGTGGCAATCTGACCGCGGCGGGAACAGCGGGATGGACTGGGCTCGTGCGCTCGATTTCCTCAAAGTCAACCGGCAAGTTTTATTGGGAAACCATATACAATGCGACTCAAAGCAATAGTGGCGTTGGATTGGCGATTGGATCGCTCTCGGTATCGACCCAGACGTTTCAAAACGCAGGAACAGGGAAATGCGGGCTTACACAAGGAGGTGTCGTTTGGGTCGATGGGGCGACCTCAATTACCGTTGGCGGCGTGCCTTCATCGTCGGTTTCATTCGGAACTATTACCAGCGGCACTTTGATCTGTGTTGCGGTTGACATCGCCGCACAATTGATCTGGTGGCGTCTTGGTGCAGCTGGCAACTGGAATAATAATGCTGCCCGCAATCCTGCAACGGGCGTCGGTGGTGTCAGCATTCTGAATGTGGGAACAGCGTTCGCGACTGATTGTTTCGGTGGCGCGGATACGCTGATATCCAATTTCGGTGGCAGTGCATTCACGGGCGCAGTGCCGTCCGGTTTCACTGCAGGCTGGTCGGCATAAGAGGAGGCGACCATCGGCATCAACTTTCCCAGCCGCCCGCCGACCGGGCAGAAGTTTCCCGATCCGGCATTGCCGAATGCGCCAGTGTGGCAGTGGAACGGAGCGGCATCGATTCAAATCAGCGGCGGCGGGGGAAGCGGTGGAAGCGCTTCCAGCATTACGTTCGCGCCGGGCGGCAACATCTCGGCGACTGACGTACAGGCCGCGATCACTGAGTTAGATACCGAGAAAGTCGCCAAGGCTGGCGACACGATGACCGGCCTGCTGGTCTTGAGCGCCGATCCTGGCGCTCCGCTCGGGGCCGCGACCAAGCAATATGTCGATACAGGCGACGCCAATGCGCTGAAGTACAGTGCGCAGACCCTGACCGCGAGCCAGAAGGCGCAAGCCAGGGCCAACATCGATGCGCTGAAGAAGAACTACATCATCAACGGCGCGATGCAGATCAGCCAGGAGAACGGAACGACAGCTCTAAATCCGAGCAGCATAGTAGTATATCCGGTCGATATGTTTGGAGCTTTCGCCTCCACGGAGGGAACGGCGAGTGTCGCGCAAGTTGCGGTGCCAACGCCGGGAGGCTCGCCAAGCCGCTTACGTCTTGCTGTGACGGTAGCCGACACTGCAGTCGGCGCTACCAACCAATTGCAGATTGCAACTCAGATTGAAGGGTTCAGGGCAGTTGATCTGAGAATAGGCAGTGCGGCAGCCAAGACGGTGACGCTACAATTCGGCTGCAAGGGCCCGGCGGGAACGTATTGCATTGCATTTCTGAATGCCGCTAGCACCAGAGCGTATGTCGCTGAATATGTCGTTTCATCAGCTGATGTGACTACTGGCGATGTCGTCAAATCGATCACCGTGCCGCTCGACACTGCTGGAACATGGGTGACGGATAACACCCGTGGCTTGAATATTATTTTCATGTTCATGGGCGGCTCGTCGCTGCAGACGGCAACGCCCAATACGTGGCTCGGTACCGCCGCCTATTGCACCGCTAACCAGTTTAATCTGATGGGCAGTACCAGCAACGTGTTCGAGCTGTTCGATGTCGGGCTGTACGAAGGCGCGGTGGCACCAGCGTTCCAGGTGCCAGATCCAGTCAGCGAGCTGGCGCTGTGCAA